ATTTGCAGAGAAGAACGGCCAACCTGCTCTAACTCAGCTTGCATAGATGTGAGATAGCGGGTGGCATCAATAAGCGGCTTGTTAGACGTTGCTAGAGCAGCAGCCATTCTTTGATTGGCCGTAGTCAGCCTATCAACTGACGCATTTGTGCGGCCAGCAGCCTTAGCCATCGTATCCAAATCGGTTGTGGCCGCATTAACATCGCGGCTATCAACGGAAATTCTGAGATTTGCTAAGTCTTCTGCCACGCGCAATGTCCTATGAAGCCCGATGCGTTATCGCTTACCGAGCCTCATAGCACAAGATTAGTTGCGTGTCTTGGCGTTGATATTGTCAGCCCAGTTTGACATCGCTTTTGCAATTTTTTCTCGCCGCTCTTGGTTCAGTAAGTCTGGATCAACCCAAGGTGGCGGGGTGTTTGGCTCAACTGCTTCTGACAGCATTGCAGCATATTCGCGTGAGATTTTGCGGATGGTTTGCGCTTCCCACGGTTTCAGCCTCACATTTTGATTTGCCATCCAAGCAGCCAAATCAACGTCATCAATCGGCGCGCTGCCGCCCATGCCGATTGGTTTAGACGGGCCTACCTCAAAGAGAATTTCAATGAGGTAGGCCGCACCCCCTAACGGCGGCACAGAGGATGGCTTAGTTTCCCTGCGGGGACGTTTTGCACCCTTGGGGATTGTATTAAGCCAAGCAACTTGCCGGACGAAAAGCGTTAATTCATCAAGTGTCTGCGCGAAAGAAATTTGAGCGGTCTGCCACAAACTCCTGCACTTGTTCTTTAATCCAAGCCCATTCGCCATAGACCGTGCGGATGTTTTCGGGTGTGCATTCAAGTGGGCTGCCATCAAGTACAAAGCCAGTCCAGCCGGTAGTAAGCTGCACAAGGTCATCAATGCTGTCTTCAGCCAGCTTTTCAGCATCAAGGTCAATGGCCTTTTTGCCTTTGGCAATGCGGTTTAGCGCGGCCTGTTGCTTGGCGAGTTGGATTTTGCGGTAAACTTTGCTGTCCTGCCCCAGCAACGTGATGGTCATACCATCAATAACTTCTTCGCTTTCAGGATGTACGATTTGCAGAGTTGCGCCATCATCAGCCTTCACAGGCTTTAGCGAATTAAGATCAAAAGACATTTAACACCTCATCCGATTACACCCGAAGCCAAGTCTCCCCTGCCGCAGTCGGATGCAGCTACGGCAGGGAAGTTACGTAAAGCTGTTAAGATTAGCCAACCTTAACAACCGAGTTGTCAATTTCCAGCGTCACTTCAGCCATCGTGATGGCGTCAGCGTTGCCAACATTCGTCTTGAACGACATGACCTGTGCGGTGAAATACTGAAGGTCACCATTGACCAGAGCAACCTTGACCGAAACCTGCGCAGAAGTTCCAGCGGTAGCACTGCCCTTGGTTGCAAGAATGGTTTGGCCGGTATCAAGGTCAGACAAAGCCATCGTCAGCGTGACCGAGCCATAATTCAGCGAACCACGGCGCTTGGCAACAATGCCGGTGCGCAGCGGGGTGTGCGTTGCCAAAGCGGCTTCTGCACCAAAGGAAGGAAGGTCGGCCAATTCACCACAAATAGACCAAGTAAGGGCGGCGAAGCCGCTGGCGTCATAAGTGGCAGGTGCGTTTGCCGACACCGAAACAATAGTGCCAACTGAAGAAACAACGGTCATATCTAACCTCCAAGAACAAGCAGTTTGAGTGGTATATCACAAATTAACATTTAAGTCACGCTAACGCATCCGGCGTTTAGCGCGGTCGATAGCAAGGCGCACCATACCATTTGGCGCTTGTTTTGACCAACCCTCAAATTCCAATCGGTAAATGTAGGGCAGGTTGTTGCTTATCCAAAAGACGTTACCACTTGCTTGAGCCGAGATTGCAGTGCCTCTCAGGATAGCATCCGCAGATGCAGCACTTTCTTTAGGCGCTGTAATCCCACTACCGCTGTCAGCAGAAAAAGAAATTCGCCCCGAAACAGGCGTATTGATGCTGCATTGCCAGTTAGCCCTAGCCCTTCCGCTATCGACTGGCGTATTTAGGACAATATCCTTTAGCAAATCCAAGCAAATGGTTCTAATAGCTGCGTCCGCATTTTGGCCAAACTTCTCAGCAAATGCTTTCATGCTCAGGGTAAATGTTGTCATGCAAAAGCCCTGTACGTTATGCTGACGGGGATTACCCATCTGTTGCCAGATATAAACGAAGGGTTCTGCGTTGTGCGCTGGATGGTCACAGTGACGCCACTGTAAGTCAGCCTTGTTCCGCGCTGGAAAGCGGCAGCAACGTTATCAGCAGCGGTTCTAGCTGGCCCTTTATTCATGTCCATTGGGGCATAGACTAGCACCTGATAAATGCCGCCAAATTCGTCTGACGAAGTGCTGGCAACGCCAACAGGGATTGTGTCACCAGTTAGCAGGCTTTCACTGAGATAGATTTGACCGTCTGTAGGGGTGAATTTGCTATTCTCCCAATGGGTCGGCAGATTGAGCGTGTTTAGCTGCGTAGCAAGAGCCGCGCTAATTTTGGTGTTAATCATCTAGCCGCTCCACAATCTGCATATCCAGAGCCACCTTTTTACCATTATCTAAAAGGATGACATAGGCGATAATATTTCCACTAGCGTCATGCAGGACGCTATCTAAAATGCCTGTATCCCATTCGGACGGGAACCAGACGCGCTCCCCTATGTCGATCATTAGTTGGCCCTTAGCTGGCAGATGTAAACAACATCAGCGCCAGATAGCCGGATTGGCTGCACATCCATGACGCGATAGGTCTTGGCATCAACTGTCACCAAGCAACCGACTTGCGGACGTTGTGCAATCAATTCCAAGATCAAGCGTACATCGCCAGCCAGAATGTTAGCGCCATCAATATCCTTCTGCTTATATTGCGAAGGGTAACCGTTGCCCTGAATGACGGTTGGCGTTGATGGCGCAACAGGTGCGCCTGTAATGGGGTCATTAGAAGGCGCATTGGGGAATTGGACAGAAACCAACTCCCCTTTTGAAGCCAATAGCCTTGCGGCAGTTTCAGCTTGAGCGCCCATTGAATTAATATTCGATCAGCGTTGCTCGAATGCCAGTTCCGCCAGTGACAGCAATTACGCCCTGCAAATAAGCGGAAATGCTATTCAGCGGGATAGCTACGCAAGCGGCTGCGGCAATAGCACCAGTGCTATAACCAGAGGAAACGTTGACATCACCAACACCAGCAACAGGCACAACCGTACCACCTGCACCGTCAATGGTTACGGTCAGAGGGCCAGCCGTTATATTATCCAGAATAAGAAGCGGGTTTTTGTCACTGTTATAGGCAAACGTGTCAGATGCTGTCAGGGTCGTGCGGGTAACGGTTCTAACGCCAGAGCCTTGGGCGCTAGTGGGTACAATGGTTGCCATTAGAAAAACTCCTATTGGTTAAGTGCGGTTCACTGTGACAGTGGCAAAACTACCATTTGCTGATGACAAAAGATAGGCCGTGAGCATCCGATCAACAAAAGGATAGCGTTGGGTAGGGTCGGAATAATCCTGATACTCAACCTCTATCACATCAACTTTTTCGCGCTTTACCCTCTGCCCTTGGTCGGCAATCAAAGTAGCCCCTGATGCCGATTTAATAGCCATCTCAATGCAAGCATTGATGACTGGATTGGGTACGATATTGCTATTAAGCAGAAACTGGTCAACGTAGACGTTCATACGAGGCCAAGAGAGTGACTGAGTTTCCGTAACCCTGTCGCCTTTCCATGCTTCCCTGTATGTAGCTTCAAGATAATCAGTGGCTTTGATTAAGGCTTGCTGCTTCAAAGTTGTGGTCAAAGTTGACCAGCCAGTTAAACCCCTATCAGCAACGTAATCGTCAGCAGCGGCAACGCTTGCGTAGCTGTTAGAGTTAGAAAGCCCTGCCCCTGTTTCGACCACAAATGCCATGATTAATCCTTACGAGAACGTCCGCGCTTAGGAGCCTCTACAGCTTCAGAAGCAACATCAGCTTGCGCTTCAACTTCTTCTACCACTTCTTCTGCCTCTTGAGCAACGACAGGCTCAACGTCAGCAGCAACTTCCTCAGTGTCCTCAACTTCCATACCCTGATGGATAGGTGTGCCAGCAGGTGCAAAAATTGCGTCAATGATTTTGTAGCCCTGCTGTTGCAGCTTTGCTTTACGAGCGGGGGTAATCGGGTGCGGTTCGTAAATAATTTTCATCTCATTACTCCTTAGAACAAAGGCCGCTGGCAGAGACTTCCAATCCGCCAGCGGCCCTTACCCTTTATGGATTAAAGGGCGGCGTTACCAATGGTCATCACACCAGCGGTGTGCTTGATCGAAGTGGCAACCTTGTCCCAGTTCGTGCCGGTAGCAAGTTCGGCATCCGTGGGCGACTTGCCGCCGTTGACCAAATCCCAAGTGTAGCCCTTGAGAGCCACGCCAAAGGTGTAATCAACCTGCATCGTGGTTTCGATGCGGGTCTGACCGTTGTTGGTCTGGATGTTGCTGATGACATCGCCACCGTCATAAACGGTAGCAGCACCGTCAGCGAGGCCGAGGACGCGCAGCTTGTTGGGAGTGCCAGCGACATACAGAGCCGGTGCATCAGTTACGATGACGGGGCGGCCAAGGATGTCCACAACCTGCACATTGGCAGCGACGAAAAGCTGACCAGCGTTCGTGATATTCTGTGCAATCAGCTTGTGGTAAGCCGAGCCATTCATCACGTTGGCAACAATCAACTGCGAACTATCGCCAAACAGTGCGTGAGCGCCGTTCATTGCCGAGTAGCTGATGCCAGCCGAGCCAGAAACGTCATTGGTGGTAGCAGCGCCCTGATTGCTGATGGCAGCGCACAATGCAGCAACGGCAGTGTTAAGCTGGTCGGCAAGCAGTGCTTCAGCAAAGTTGCGCGAAGCAACTTCAATGCCTTCGCTGGTCGGCTTCTGGAGCCACGTAAGCTGGCTAGGCTCAAAGCGGATGGGGCCAAAGCCACCAGCAACCTTTACACCGCTTGCCTGAAGCTGCGTCAGGTCAGTTGCGGTTGCCGATGCCTGTGCGGCATAACGGTCAACGCGGCGCTGTGCCGAGTGAATTGCGGCAAAAAAGCTCTGCTGCAAAAAGTCACCGTCAAAACCAGTCGTGGTCAGGCGGATAGCACCGTTGGAAGCGCCGTTAAACTTGTCGATCATTTGGGCCAGCGTTTCGATGGTAGCTGGCATGATGTATTCGTTGAATACCTGCATCTGCGAAAGAGACATTTTAGAAATTCCTTATGCTGGAAGGTTCGGGAACATTTGCTTAATTGCGTTTACCCGTTGCGTTTTATCGCCACCAAGGTTGCCCTTGGGTGCAATGTTTTGCTGTGAGCCATTACCGCCAGCGGCTCCACCGCCAGAGTTTGCAGGTGCGGAAATGAAGTGCTTGCCTTCATCACTGCTTGCCCATTCTGCCACAGCGTCAACGAGCGGCTTATCACCCATGAGTGCGGAATAGTTGCCTTCTTCTGCCTTAACCTGCGCCTGATTGCGCAGCATAGCTTTTGCGGCTCCCATAAACTCAGAGCGTACACCAGCTTTAACCAGTGCGTCAGTCAGCCCATTGTCGATGAGGTAAGATTGCAATGCGCCATCCT